CCTAAAACAGTTTTAGTGAGATACTCTGAGGGTTCTCTTGATGCAGCTAAAAAATTAAATAACAAATATCCTATGATATTAAAAACATCAGTTGGTTCTATTGGTGTTGGTGTTATGTATGTTGAAAGTGCAAAATCATTAGAAGGTATTGTTCAATTACTTTATCGTGAGGATAGATACATAGACATACTATTACAAGAGTACATTAAAACAGAATATGATGTTCGTGTAATCATTGTTGCTGGTGAAATTATGGGTGCAATGAAAAGACCTATAGTAGAAGGTGATTTTAGAGGTAATGTATCTCAAGGTTCAAAACCAGAGATACATGAATTAACAGATTTAGAGATGTCAGAATCAATAAGAGCTGCAAAGGCTGTTGAGGGTGATTGGGTTGGTGTTGATTTTATTCCATCACAAAATAGAGAAACAGAAAAACCTTATTTTATAGAGGTAAACTCAAATCCAGGCTTAACTGGAATTGAAGAAACATTTTCTAAAAAATTTAGTATGACAGAAAAACTACTAAAAACTTATTATAATAGAGAGAACTGGAAAACACAACAAGGAGAGTCAAATGAGTAACATAGTGAAAGCGTTATCTTTAAAGTATCAAAGTGAAATTGAAAGTGCTCGTGCAAACATCGAGGTATACATGACCAATCCTGCTGGTATCGGAGAACATCCAGACATCGTTGCAGCTGTAGACACAGAACTGGTCAAACTATCCACCGCAGAGGACAAACTTAAATCTCTTGAATCCAACTTTCCAGAGTATGAAATATCTGATTCACAATATCTTACAGAGGGTGATGAAAATTATCCATCATCACATCCTATGATGGATGAACACGGAGCTGGACAGACACAAGGACACCTATTTGATAAGGACGATGCAATGGAAGGTGAGTAAGTAAAATTTTATAAGAATGTGTGATAATGTCTTAGATGTGGATTGACAATACTACATCTCTCCTATATTATAAATATATGATTAACACATGGGAGCATTGAATGAGACAGTTTGTAAAACAACTCAGACCACGAAACGAAACTTACACACCACCAGTAGATAAATTACAATTATTCTTTGAACAAAAGGGTTTAGATATTGGTGAGTTACAAAAGATTCGTGGCGGTAAACCTAGATTACATCTCCTAATAGATGTTATAAACAATAAGACAAAAGTAAATACAACTAAAGGTATGACTACTTTGAATTGGGTGTCAGACAAAGATAAGGTAGCACTTGAAACTGGTGACTTACTATCTGCATTTACAGATGGAAGAAGATATAAACCTATATTCAGAACTGATAAAGGTGATCTAATAAGATTAAATGATATTTTAAAAACTGATATGTTTGGTGGTGGTAAAGGTTCTGGTGGTGGTTCTGAAAATACAGACTTAACTGAGTGTGCTCAATGTATTTACGCAGCTGCAATATTTAATGGTGCAAAACTTAAATCTGGTGACTCACTAAGTGGTGAGGATTATGGTACTTACAATACATCTTTTGATATTGACACACCTCCTAATACTATTGCAGAGGGATTGACAGATGATTGGATTGAGTCAAGTATTCTCATAGGTAATGAACTTAAAAAGAATTTAGGCCCTACAAAATATGTATTTCATAAAGGTTCTACTTTTGTTAAAGAGATAGAGGGTAAATTTAAAGATTTAAATAAAGCAGAAAAACCTAAACCTTTTTCTAATATTAATAAGTGGAGTCCTGCTGATATATGGGCTGTAAAGGTTGGTGCAACATTTGATTTTACTCAATATTCAACTTTGGGTGAATGGACAAATGAACTAAAAGAATTATATGATAAAAAAGAATTGATTGGTATATCACTAAAAAAGGCTGTTGGTTCAGTAAAAACTGAAGAAAAAAATATAACTGGATTTGTCCGTAGACCAGTAAGATATCGTGGATATCTCAAACAAAAAAACTTTTTTAGTTCAAAAGACTTTTACATTTACCTAGATAAAATAAAAATGCAACTTAGAACTTTTGATGAAGTAAAAAGTTGGCAAGGTGAAGTTAAGGGAACTTCAGCATCTGCTGGAAAAGTAGGTGGTGGTGTATTAGAATCTATTATGATTAAAAACAGTACAGTAACTAAATTTAAATATACAAATAATGAATTAAAAACACTTGCTACAAATCCAACCCCTACGTTTTTAGATGAACTTTATCAAATGTATTTTGGGTTAGTTGGTAAAGGTGCGATTGATAAACAAAAATTTATTGAACAAGCAAGTGCAAAAAGAATCGGTAGAGTAAGTGGTGCAGATTGGAGATTTTCAAAATTTAGAGGAATGTTCTATGTTGCACAATTAGAGAGTAATAAATCTATTGCAAATAAAGTATGTGATAATATTGCAGCTTATTCTTTATCTGCATCTGATGAAGCAGCTCCTCATGTGGTATATAAGTGATGATTAAATTCGCAGAACTAATCACAGAACAAGCTGGTAAGAATCTACATCTTGAACACATAGAGGATGAGATAATCAATCATGGTGTTCCAGGCGGTAGAGGTGCGATCAACTTTCTACGTTCACTTCGTGATATGTTAGCTGGTGCAAGTCGTAGTTCTGTCAACATGACAGTCAAGTGGGATGGAGCTCCTGCAATCTTTGCTGGTATCGACCCAGAGGATGGTAAGTTCTTCGTTGCAAAGAAATCAGTATTCAATGTCAATCCAAAACTATACAAGACAACCGCAGAGATAGATGCAGATTTGTCTGGTGCATTGAACTCAAAGTTCAAGATTGCACTTGCAGAGTTTTCTAAACTTGGTATCAAGGGAGTTCTGCAAGGTGATCTTATGTTTACCGATGATGTAGAGACAACAACTATAGATGGAACGAAATACTATACGTTTCAACCTAACACGATTGTCTATGCAGTTCCAGTAGATTCAGACTTTGGTAAAGTGATTAAGAGTGCAAAGATAGGTGTTGTCTGGCATACCACTTACTCTGGTAAGACTCTACCTGATATGTCAGCATCATTCGGTGCAGACATCAAAGGACTCAAGAAACCATCAAGTGTTTGGATGGACGATGCAACCTATAAAGACACATCTGGTCGTGCAACATTTACTGCAAAAGAAACAGAGCAGATTACTGCGGTATTATCACAAGTCGGTAAGACGTTTCAAAGAATCAACGCACCAATGTTAAAGAAGTTTCTCAATCTACAGAACAGTATGACAGGTGGATTAGTTGGTGCATCACTTAAAACTTACAACAATAGTAAAGTAAGAGCTGGTGAGAAGATTTCTAATCCTAAACAACACGCAAGAGGTTACGTTAAGTGGGTAGAGATGTCACTACAGAAACAGATTGATAAAGCAAAGAGTATAAAGGGTAAAGAAAAATACACCAATATACAGAAAGAGTATGTAAGGGAAGTAACCAAACACGTTAATAATCTGACACAGGTAATCACATTTCAAAACCTGTTAGTCGATGCAAAGATGCAAATTGTTAAAAAACTAAATAGTGTCAAGGGATTGACTGATACGTTCATCAAGACCAAAAATGGATTTAAAGTAACAAACCCAGAGGGTTATGTTGCGATTGATAGAGTAAGTGGTGGTGCGGTTAAATTAGTGGACAGAATGGAGTTCTCATTTAACAACTTCACTGCAATAAAGGCATGGGACAAATGAAAGATTTTAAAGAATTTTCTCAACTCAGTGAGGCAAAGGGTTCTATTTGGGATACCAAGCCTAAATCTGTCAAAGATGCAGAAGACCCAGAGGTATTGATACAAGGGTTTGGTCGCATGAAATATTCCCAACTTAAAAAAATGATTTCAAATGGTTTTGATGATATGGCTAGAAGAGCAAAACGTGGTATGTCTATGGATTTTGAGAGTTTACTTACACTTATGAAACAAGGTAAGGAAATGTTGGAAGCAGTCATAGATATAGAAAAAGAGATGGAATCTCCAAAACACAAAAGAAGAATCACTATGTTAAAGAAAGCTGGAAAATGACAAAGAAAACATTTAAAGAGTTTTACTCAAATACTCAAGAAAAAGATTTAGATGAATTTAGGGTTTTATCTAAAGCTGCAAGAAAAAAGATGGCAATTCGTATGAAGAAACTCGCAAAGAGTGCTGCCTTTAAAGCCAAAGTTGCAAGGTCAAAATTTAAAGTTGCAGACCCAGCCAAATTATTGGTAAAAGCAAGAAAGGCTGCAAAGAAAAAATTTGTAGATAAATTATTTCCAAGTTACAAAGAGTTCTCTTTACAAAGAAGAGTTCAAGCAGATCAAATCATAAACCAAAAATATGGTGGTGCAATAACAAAAATTGCAAAAAGGATGCAGAACGTACTAAGAAAGAAAGAAAAAGATAAGGTAAAGGCAGCAAGAGCTGCAAAACAGGATCAGTCATGAAAAAATTTAGAGAATTAGTAGAACAAAAAGATACCGTTGTTTTTACTTTTGGTCGTTTCAATCCACCAACAACTGGACATGAGAAACTCATACAAAAAG